TGTATGACATCACCTCAAGGTTGATTCCTGGCATCGTAACAGTCTGACAAAAGAATCTGAGATCGTCTGTTGATATCACACCAGGAACTATTATCTCGCCACGTCTATTTGTGGATGATATAGACACCTCAAACAGACTTGTACGTGCAGGTCCGCCGTGACGGTCCATTCTCGATTTAAATTCTGATATGTTGAACATGTGCCTACTTGCCCTTTATTATTTTTCTGGAATCGGCCCACACTTTAGTTTTGGAAGCACCAACGAACTGCTCGCTGCCGAGAAACAAAGCTATGTCCCATTCTGCAGCCTGCACCTGTATGAATCTACTTCGAACTTGGGCACTTAAATATCTCTTGAATGCAGGTTTGAAGGCGTCGAATTTTTCCACGCCCTTCAGTACACTGTATGAAAGTTTGAGCTTTGTACCCTCGTTGTATCTTTGATTGTTTGTAATGTCATAGAGAGCGTCCATCAAATCAGCACGCATAGGCAGTGGCAGATAATGGAAGTTGATACCGTAAAAGCCGCCTTCAGCACGATCTACAGGAAAGATTAACGGAAACGAGTCATAGTAGGGCAATGTCTTTTTGTGTTTTGGATCATACATGAAGAAGTACATCTTGCCTATAGCTGTTCTATCCTTCAGTCGACTTGTGTCATCACGCAGAAGTTTTGTTTCTGTTACTTTCCCAAGGCCTTTTGCCTTTTCGCGGAACCATTCACGCGCTGTCGAGGAGCGTGCAGGCATCTGACCTGCACGCACACCTTTAAGCAATATATCATCAAATAAACTAGCCATGTTATTTCCCTAGTGGTTTAATTTCGTCTTCTGTCATAATGTGCCAAATCCACCCACGTTCTTTACAATACCTTTGTGCTGCCTTCCACTTTGCCTCGTTAATAGCGTATGTAGCAGCCTCATTTATATACCGTCTTGATATTCTTCCTGTAGGCGTATTGTTCTTTTTTGATGGGTCGGGCGGTTTAGTTTGACTTTTAGGTTTGATCTCAATCATGATCATCTCATATTTATCAATACCAACACGCTTTTTTATTACAATGTCAGGAAAGTATCTGCTTGTTTTGCCTTTTACAGGGTTCATATAAGGAATTGCGATTTCTTCAGACTGCCATTCTATAATATCAGGGTGATCGTCGCATCTCCTGAACACTTTAAGCTCCCACAAAGATCTGTAGGTGATCTTTGTGGGATCCCCTTTGTACTTTCCAGGGTTGTTAGGTCTAAATTTTCCTCTGTAAGCCAAAACTTCCTCTTTTCGTATCAATAGGTGCAAATTGCACGCGTGTACTATTTATCACATAAATAAAACATTGACTGTTGAATACTTTTATTTGTCGTGAATGTAAATTGGGTTGATGTGTGATTGTTTTCGTATAAATACCTGTAATCACCTGTTATCAATAGCAGGTGAGACAAAAGCGACCACGTCGATAACAATAGGAACCAATATGCCTAACGGACAAAGATTCAGACCTATAAAACAGGATATAATGAGAGCATCAAAATCCTCAACGTCAACCAACCTTTCCTTTCCCATTGAAGACAATGATTATGGGATGTTGTTGATGTTTAGGGATTATCAGTTTCGTCCATCCTCTGAAAGAGGCTTCTCGCAATTAGTGAGTGCAGGATCGACAGTTTCAGACACAATATTTTTGCCTTTGCCTGCCAACATATCCGACTCGTTTGCTGTGAGGATACAACGTTTTGATCAGGGTTCTATGGGAGAGACTGTGTCAAGTTTGATATCTGAAGTTGACATAGACAACTTAGGAATAGGAAGTATAACAGGCGCTCTTAGTAGCAGTGCACTCAAGAGCATGCCGAACATACAAGGATCAAACGCGAGTGAGATTGCAGGAAAGCTCTCTCAGGATCTGGCTTTTCTTGCAAGAAAAGGTATCGATCAAGCATTTCCAAATCAAGGCAGAAACATAGATGCAGGAACAGGAACCTTTGTAAACCCAAAAGCCGCTCTGTCATTCGACGGTGTGGAAATGAAGACACATAGTTTTGACTGGACAATGGCTCCAAAGAGTTCACAAGAATCTGTAAACTTGCAACAAATATCCGATACAATAAAGCGAAACATGTTACCGCAATACGTCAATACGTCTGTGATTCAAAGAGCGATGTTTAAATATCCTGCGATGGTTGACATATTCTTTGTAGGGGTTGATCCTGATTACTACTTCCATTTTAAAACGGCAATGATTCAAACCTTCAGCTCTAACTTTACAACCAATGGAAATGCCATACTTCGCGGTGGACGTCCTGCCGTGGTTCAGATGCAGATGAATATTATTGAATCGGATATCCACACATCAGAAGATTATGGCGGTAGTAGTGTTGACATTGATACAGAAAGTACAAGCACAAACTTAAATAGTACTGACCAAGCAGGCAGAATAAGAGGAGGGATTTAATGTCTAAATACTTTTCCAATTATCCGTTAATCAGATATGACGGCAAAATGGTACGTGACATTACAAGACGTAGTAAGGTGATTGACGAAACTCTACGCGATCCGTACATATTTTTGCCATATACAGTCCGAGAAGGCGAGAAGGCTGAAGATGTAGCGTACTATTATTACGGATCAGTCGATGATACGTGGCTAGTGATGTTAGCAAATAACATTGTAGATCCATATACCCAATGGCCAATGACCGACGAAGAGTTCGACTTATATTTTATCAACAAGTATGCCAAAATATCAAAAAAAGAAGGCATAGATGTTCTACGATGGGGTCAGGACACAACTTCAACCGACAATGTTGTATATTACTATAAGGATGTAATCAAATGATTGATATTGTAAGAGTCAGTCCTGAATCCTTTAAGACGCTTTTTCTTAGAACAGAATCAGACGAGATCCTCCTAACCGAAAGAGGAAGAAGAATTGTAGTAAGGCAAATAATTCCAGAAGAGTGGACTCCAATAAGAGTTTACGAATATGAAAAGCAGATTAATGAAAACAAGAGAGAAATTGTTTTGATAGACAAACAGTTTCGTAATCAAGCTGTTGAGGAGTTTAAAAGGTCTATCAGCGAATGACTCAGACCTTCGTAAACCCCACATACTACAACCTTCAAAGAGCATTGCTGAGGTTTGAATTCAGCCCTGAGATAATAGAACTCGACATAACAGGACTGATACCATCGTTCAGTCTAAACTCGTCAATAGACAGCGAGACAATGTATGGTACAATTAGTGTCATTGATTCTGTCGGTCTGCTTGAAGGTGTTGGTGACAACCCTCCTTTGCGTGGCGAAGAACAGATTATTCTTGAGATCGCTGATTCGAGATCAATAAATGAAAATGGTGGCCTTAGTGGTGGAAACATTGCTGAGCCGTTCCGCTTTGTAGGATTTGTGTATAAAATCGATAACGTGACAACAAAGGATACTAATGACGGTATCCAATACGACATGCATTTTATCTCGTATCAATCATACAAAGCAGGGACATATGAGATCACAAGACCGTTCCGCGATATTCAAATATCAGAAATGGCTCAAACAGTGTTCGATGATTATTTTGACAATGTTGCAGATACTTTTTTGGAGCCTCAGGACAAAAAACCGTTCATCGTTGAGGAGACGAGTGGAAGAGCACGTTGTATCATACCAAAAATGAGACCTGAAGAAGCAATGGCGTTTCTGACAAAAAGATCGTACTCCACTTCAAAAAGTCCGTCTTGCACATATCGCTTCTTTGAGTCTACACGTGGATACCACTTTGTTACGGACGAGCACTTGTTTAGAATGGCACAGGACACGACCGATCCTGATTACGATCTGGGAAGGACGTTTGAGTTTACATTTCTTGATGCTATCCCAAACACACTTGACAACTTCGACATGCAGTTGAACAATCTTGAGACAATAGAGAACACAGAGAGAATCAACAGTCTTGGAGACTTGTATAATGGTGCATACCGCAACAAAGCTATTGAGTTGGACATATTGAGAAGACAGACGAATCTACTGAATGAAGATGGACAGTATAACTATTTTGACGAACGTAGAAAATACTTTGATGTGAAAGCGTTTGAACAGCTTGAGGATAGACACACAAGAAAATTCGTTAACAATTCACATCGGACATCTTCATCAAATGGAAGAGACGAAGATGTTCAGAAGCAGTTCTTAATTGTTGTTAATTACGACAAAGATAGAGAAAATGCTGATGAGGGAACTGTACTCTCCGCTGAAACGTATTATGCGGAAATCGTCTCTAATAGACAGGCATATTCCAGACACATTGAGAGTGTGATTGTTTCTGCATCAGGACCTGGTAGACTAGACATCACAGCAGGGGACATTATCGATCTTGAAGTCAAAAAGCTTCAACAGCCTGATGGCACAAATCTTGGCGAGCCTGAGCAGAACAGACATCTGAGCGGGAAGTACATATTGAAATCTGTTAGCCACATAATGGAACAAGATGAAATGAAAAACTATTACACAATGATAAAAAAAGATTGGTCAGAATCTGTTGATATAAGAAGATTTAGAGGTGGTCGTTAATTATGGATACAGGTTTAGGTTTTATTCAGCCGTTGTTTTTTATTGGTGTAGTTGAAAATCGCGAAGATCCGCGTGCAGAAGGTAGAGTACAGGT